TAGAGATGGATACACTGAACGCTGAAATTGCCGAATTCCGTAGCATGATTGACGCGATGCCTGATGATGCCGCACCTGGTACAGGAACACCACCCGAAGGCGAATTCCGCAGCGAACCTAAGCCTGGAACAACTGGCGTATCCGGCGCACCTGCACCGACTGGAGAACAACGCAGCGCACCAGTCGGAACACTCAATATTCTTGGTACCTACGGAGTTTCCGGCGGGCAATCACAAGAAGGTCCCGAGAAAAGAGATAAAGAATCCGCCGAACTAGCAGAAAAACGCGGCAAGGACTTAAAGGAAATGCGCTCAGTGACTGTGGGGGCTTCCAGTATAGCTATACAGGCACACCAGGCTACTGATATCAAAACCACCTTTAACGAAGTATCGAGCATTATTGACCGTGTTAACCAAAAGCCGTTGCCTGGAGGAGAATCCTTTAGGCAACCATACGAAACTGGTGTCGCTGAAGGTGACTATGCCGCTGAAGGTAGCGACTTTGCTGATGCGGACCAGACCTTTGGTTACGCAGATATGACGAAGGCTAAGATAACCGCGTATAGCGAAGATTCTGAGGAGGTAACGCGGCTAGCTGCAGCTGATTACGATGCCGTCATTATGAGATCAGTGCCTAAGTCGGTCCGCAAGAAGATCACTAAGGAAATATTAGTAGGGACCGGTGCCGCCAACCATCTAGCGGGTATCTTCTCAACGGCAGCAACGGCAATCAATATAGCAACTGACGTTTCTATCGCGGCGATTGATGAGACTACATTGGATGAAATTCTCTATTCTTTTGGCGGGGATGAAGATGTCGAGGATGTAGCCGTACTGGTGCTAAATAAGTTAGACCTAAAAGCTTTCGCTACCTTACGAGATGCTGATGGGAAAAAGATATACACCATAGTAAACAGGGGCAACACCGGAACTATTGACAATGTACCTTTTGTTATCAATAGCGCATGCAAGGCGGTAACTGCAGCAACAAGCAATTCTGGCGATTACGCTATGGCTTATGGTCCTCTTTCAAACTACACCTTAGCTGTTTTCTCGGATTTGGAAGTACAGCGGTCTACGGATTACAAGTTCAAACAAGGCATGATCGCTCATCGTGGATCAATCTTCTGTGGCGGCAATGTGACTGCAAAGAACGGGTTCCTTCGCGTCAAAAAGTCGTAGTTAAACAGGTAATTGTAAATCATGACCATATAGCAATTGAACATTTCTTATCGGGATGATCAATTGCTATAACGCTAGAGGGGGATGTGGTAATTACATGAGAACAGGATTAAACCCGAAAAACTGCAACATAAAGACAGACGTACCCGGTATCTCTATTGACCGAGCATTCCTAGCCCACTTCCAAGTATCTGCCACTGCCGCCGTTGCCGCGAGTTCTGCAGGAGTCATGTCTGCGAATCTCGGCGTTGCTACGCAGACAAAAACTACTGGCATCACTGATCCGGCGGTACCAAGGGCCTTGAGTATCGTTGGCAATGTCGCAGGGATAACTGGAAACGTTGTCGTGACGGGTAAAAATTACGCTAACGAAGTTATAACTGAAACTTTCGCCTTAAACGGAACAACCACTGTTCAGGGCGCTAAAGCATTTAAGGACATTACGGGCGTTGGCCTTCCTGTCCAAGTGCATACCCCGGTTGCGCAAGTCGAAACCGCCACTGCTGCCGGTACTATTACTATCGCAGGGAATGCATCCGTAGTAGTTACCGCAAACGGCATGACTGGATCCCCAAAGACAATACTTGTGCCCGTCGTAGGCACTCTCCAAGCTGAAACAGCCACTGTGGTCGGAACAATTGGAGCAGCTGGTGCAGGTAACGCAACGGTAATCGTCACTGCCGCGGGTATGACCGGATCTCCCGTTACATTAGCCGTAGCAGTAGCTAACAATGACACCGCCGCACAGGTGGCCGCAAAAATAAAGACCGACATGGGACTCAACGCCGGCATAGCCGCATGGTTTACCATCGGCGGATCGGATGCGGTCATTATCTTGACAAGAAAAGCCGCAACTGCTAACGACACAACAATGAACGTATCGATTGATAACGGTACCTGCACAGGGTTAACTGCCGCTGCCACATCGGCCAACACGACAGCAGGTGTAGCTGGAGATGACGCCTCTGCTATAGCAGGAAAAATCAGGGTCGCATTGGCTGCTGATGCCGCAGTGATTGCACTATTCGCCGTTTCTGGAGCGACGGATAAAATTATCATAACTGCATTAACCCCACTCGCGAATGATGGCACCCTGAATATCGCACTTGCCGACGGAACCTGCACTGGCGTAACAACTGCGGCCGCATCCGCGAATACAACCGCAGGAGTGCCCTATGACATCGTATCTGTTGGTTGGAATGATGTATTGGGCCTGCCTTATAAGCTCGCCCATAATACAGTCCTGAAAACTTATCACGATAACGCCTTGGAAGGAACCGCTGCGACAGTAACGACCAGCACGACAGCCATTGAGAGCAACACAATAGATCTGAATACAGCCCTAAATGGTAAGGTTGTCGATGCCTACATGATTGTGTAGGTGTGAGTAAATGACGGATGCAGAATTATTAATTGAATGCAAAGCTGGGTTAGGGATCCAGTCTGGAAGCACGGAATTTGACAGACTCCTTGCATCTAAGCTCCTGGCCATAAAATCCTCTATGAAACACGCTGGTGTATCTGATGAGATGATGAATGACGACTTAGCCATTGGGGTAATCGTTATGGGTGTAGCAGATTTATGGAACTCTGGAGGAGGGGAAATTAAATCCTCTCCCGTTTTCTATTCCCTGCTTAGTCAGCTGACCGCAGGAAGCTTGGTGCTAACTGCATCGAGTAATCCAACGGATGGAGAAACTAATGTCCCCGTGAACATGCAGCCGATATTGACATTCAGCAATAGGGTTAAAAGCTACGCAGTCAGTATCCTTACTTATGACGCGCTGAAACCGATCGCCATAGCGTCGGAACTTGATATTACGGGTAAGAAACTTACATTAAAACCTGGCGATAACTTGGATCCTGCAACAAAATACGCAATAGTAGTGGAGGATATAATCGCCCATAATGGACAGATCATAGAACATAAGGTGATAGGATTTACGACTTAGGGTGGTGAGTATACTGGATGAGTAGACCAGATCAAGCGGTATTTTTAATCAGCGTAATCATTGATCCCAATATCACGGATAACATCGGTAATCAGATCAAGACACCAGTCGAACGCCTAGTATTTGCTGAAGAACTCTCGGTCGGATCAGGTGAGTTTTATAATGCCGCAGTAACGGGCCTTCGCCCAACCAAACGATTTGAAATCTATACCAGGGAATACCGAGGTGAAGAGAAACTTAAACATAACTCCATCCCCTACCGAATCATACGCACCGAGGGACGCGGAGAAAAGGTTCGTCTCTCCTGCGAAAGGGTGACTGGCGATGAATAGCGTAAGGATTGACCAACTAGCCAATAGAATAGCTAGGGCGGTCCAAGATTACACTGAAGAAGTCAGCGAGGCTGTTAGCGAAGCGGTTGACACGACCGCCAAGGAATGTCTCGCAGAGATTAAGGCTAATTCTAGGGGGTTCAGCCCTGATTACGCAAAGGGGTGGAAGATTGTAAAGGATAAAAGGCGTGGGATGCGAGGGTTGAATAGAAATATTATTTGGAATCCCGCGCGTTATCGCACAGTCCACTTACTTGAAAAAGGCCATGCAAAAAGAGGCGGAGGCAGGGTACAAGCTTATCCGCACGTTGGGCCGGCAGAGCAAAAGTACGTTGATAAGTTGCAAGAACAGATCTATGGGATCATTAGTAGGGGTGGTTAGATATGGTTGATGACTTAAAGAATAGTCTCATGGTCGGAGTGCAGGTTACCAGTTGTGATAAATGCGATAAGTACAACAAGGCCACAGAGATTTACGATCTTTTTGATTGGCGGAACGCTGGCGCAATTGGTTACAACAAAGAAACAAATGAAATCCTGTTGGCCGAAGAACAGATCATGCGCATCATTCAAATGGTAAACCCTGCACAATTGCCGCGCAAAATCAAACTCGTAAGCCAATTGGAGATTCGGGAGCGGCGTGGTGGGGCATGACACAAACTGAACTATTCACAGCCCTAAAAAACCTTGGTATGCCGGTGGCCTACAGCGAGTTTGTCTCCACTCCTGAAAATCCTGCGCCCTCCCCGCCGTTTATTACGTACCAATTCACAAACGGTGATGATCTTAAGGCAGACAATCAAAATTACGTAGAGATCAGCAGCTTCGACGTTGAACTCTACACGGCGAAGAAGGATC